GTATCTTTTTTGGGCCATTAGTTACCTCGTATAGTGGAGTCGGGGTGGATAAAGATCTCGAAGGCCAGCAGCTTCTTGCTGTAGTCGTTGCTGGTATAGACCAAGGTAGAATCGTGCAACGGAAGTTCCGCCACCGATTGGCTTGGATTGATCCATCATGTCTGCTTCTACTGTCTGGCTTGGGATTCGTGCAGCATCTGAACCAACGATAAGTCGAGCAATAGTTCCATAAACAATTACATCGATAGTAGATGATGGAAGACCGGTTACAGTCTCAAAGATGTCGCTTTCAGATGACATAACAGATGGGGCTTTTGCATAGATAACCTGAACAGTTCTGCCCGGATCAATCATGTCAAAAATATTGATGGTCTTACCATTGGCGAATTCTGTTGTATTGGCAGTCTTGTCTGTGTCATACCTACGGACATTGAGCCATTCCTTGGTTGAGCCAATGGTCTGCCACTTGACATTGAGGACATAGTCGGCAGTAGCCGGAAGTGAGTAGGCAGTAACGGCTGAGTTGAAGCTAAAGGTGTGTGTGCCTACCCCAAAGAGTTCTGGGTAAACAGCCAAGATTGTGTCGTTAATAGCCTGTTTGACCATGAAGCGTGGGTATTGAGGTGCAATTACCACCTTGGTCTGATTGGCCGCCGTAGAGGCTGTGGTGCCTCTAAAACCCCTACCCCAAGGGGCAAGGTAGACCTGCTTAGTTAGGTTGTCTGTCCGATCTACATACATCAGTTCAGAGCCAACCTCGATGATGCCACGGCCCATCTGGGCAGTCTCATTTACTACGAAGTCTGTGGCTGTGGTTGATGCAATTCCACCGGATTGGTTAATCCAAGTAGCAGTCTCCTGCTGGGCCCCATAACTCTGGATCTGCCCAAGGACTCGTTCTACAAGTCCACCAAATGTTGTTGTCATGAACTCACCGCTCTCAGGGCTGCGGCAGCAGCCTTATCAGTAGTGCCGCCTAGTTGATTGCAGACACCACGAAGATCTTTGTAATTAGGTCGGCTGTTTCCAGCCTTGACATTTAAGGCACCAACAACGCTTAACCCTGTAGTTCCAGCCCAAGTGTTTGCAGCCTTAGCTGCACCTACATATGACTGAATAGCAGGATAGGTGCCACCATTAGCGAGGCGATTAAGTTCTGCATGGAGTGTGCTTCCGTTGGTACCAGTTGCCATTACTTAGCCTTTCTCTTTGCTGCTGCGTTATCTACTAAATTTGGATATGGTCTTCCAGCCTTCTTAGCAGCAGCTTTAGCCTTTGCTTTCTGTGCTGGAGTCAATGGAGTAGATTTTTTATTGGGATTCTTTTTATCCCAGAATGCTGTTTTCTTTTTCACCACTTCACCTTGTCTGCCCAATAGGCTGCTGACATTTTGCCCTTAGCAATGTTCTTAGCATGACGAGCTTTGAATGATTTCTGTCGTGCTGTTGGAGTCTTATCTCCAGATACACCCTGCTGCCCAAAGCGAATTGTCTTCACCTTGTCTCCAACCTTTGCAACCACAACATGAGATTTCGTTGGGTGTGATGGAGTTTTCTTTGGCTTGTTAAAGCCAGATACACCTGCCGCCTTTAGGCGAGAGTCTGGTTTACTTTTTCTTTCCGCCACTCTTCTTGCCCTTCTTGGACATTCCTGCCTCTGACATCGCAATAGCAACTGCTTGCTTGCGAGATTTAACTACAGGGCCTTTTTTAGATCCTGAGTGAAGAGTTCCTGATTTGAACTCTTTCATAACCTTCTTGATCTTTGCTGGCTTCATTACTTCTTCTTGCCCATTTTCTTAGGCATAGCCTTCTTCTTAGGGCCATACTCCATCATCTTTTCTTTCTTGCCTTCCATCTTTTCGTGCTTCTTCTTCATAGATGGTGACTTGTACTTCTCGCCTTTAACTGACATTTGCTTCTCCCTTTGAGTGATGACTTTGACTTTCCCACCGCTGTTTATGTCAAACGAGATGGAAATCTCTATTGCCTTACGAGCTTCATTAGCTGCTGTTCTTGTGTTCGTTGGGGATAGTGTGGCTCTGGCTAATGCACCAAGTGCATATGAACTTCCAGATCCAACTCCGTATATTCCACGGTCATCTCTTACCCAAGAGAAGTCATTATCGATTTGATAAATCTTTCCTCGAAGGCAGATCAATGCATCAAAACCTGATCCATCTTTGGGGTCGTTATCGGCAGTCTTAGGTGCTGGGTCATATCCATAATCTGCGTATGCTTGCTTAAGTGATGGCAATAAATCTGTCATCATAAATTTATCTAGGTTCACACCTCGTGGAATCTTAGGAGCATTCCAACTGTGTAGGGCTATATCCCCGGCGATTGCATCGCCAGCAAAAGCGATTACATACTCACCCTTTTCAACTACCTTATCCATACCGGTAGCAATGAACTTCTGATCTGCACCCACTATTAGGGATTCGGCTGCGATCAATCCCCAGCCCTTACCTTGAATCCCGATTATGGTTGTCATACTCAGTCCTTAAATGAGTTGTTGGTTGAGTCGAATGCCTTACCGGCTATGTTGCTTAGTTCGACTGCACCACGAATATCCTTCATGTTTGTTGTCGCTGGTTCAATGCCTTGATCGATAGCAGACTTGTATGCATTTAATTCTGCATCCCATTTCTTCTGAGACATTAGGCGAGAACTATTGGCATCACCTGTATTGACCTGCAAACCTGATTGCTTTAGGCAATCACCCCAGTTTGCATGATCTTGCGTTGGGCAACCTGTTCTACATCCCATTAAACTATCTCCACTAAAAATCCATTATGGGCTATATTCGAATCGGAGTCGGCTTGAGCCTGAGTCCTGATTGGAAATCCTTGAGCTACAAGAATATCCTTCGTGGCTTCATTCACGATGTGACCTCGCCCACCGAGAAACACATAATCATAATCTCTAAGTTCATCTTCGGTAACTGCTCGAGATAAAGACAATTCACCATCGTTGATAAGCACAGCAACCCCTCGCTGGGATACGACTCTACGCCACCACTTGTCAGCCAATGGATAACCTTCCATTACCTGTGGTGGGTAAAATGTATAACTTGCCATGATTCTCCTTTTAATAGAGAGGGAGGCAGGTTGCCCTGCCCCCCTCAACTAATACTCTACTAGAGAGCAGATCCGCCTGTTTCCAAACGGCAAACTGCTGCATCACGGAAGATGCCCCAGCCACCGAAGTACTTCCAGCCAAGTGCTGACTTACGGCGAAGGATGTCGATCTGAGGTGCTACGACTGTTTGCACATCGTAAACATTAGCCTCAAGAAGAGCTTCCTTACCGACTGCAACTGCTGAGTAAACAGTAGCTGAAGATGCACCGGATGTTGTTGATGGAACACGAGATGTCTGAACAACTTGGAATCCTTCAAGAACACCAATGGTGCCTGTCAATAGGTTTCCAACATTTTCAGTTGTGTACTTGTGGATGTCCACGAATCCGCCTGAACCAGTCTCGGCACGAAGGTCGAAAGCTTGGCGTGGGTGGATGAACAATGTGTAAAGGTCACCAACACGAGGCTGAGCGTTTGACTCAAGAAGTGTTGTCTGTGCCTTACGAAGCATTGCTGTTGAAAGAACATCTGAAGCTGTAAGAGTAGCTGTTGATGTACGGCTTCCACCGTACTTAACTACTGAGCCAGATGTTAGTGCTGTTGCAACAAGCTGATCCAAAGTATCAGCAGCGTTGTAAGCGATTGCATCACCGATCATGGTGTCGATAGAAGAGAATGTGGCCATGTTGACCTTCTCTGTCTGCTCAACAGCATTACCGTATTCAGTAACAGTAACTGTTACCTGTGATGGGTTTGCCAATGCAACTGGTGTTACATCAGATGTTTCTGTTAATGCTGTGGTTGCTGCTGCCAAGTTAGCATAAACTGCAAACTTGAGAGTAGTTCCCGGGTTGGTGAGGGCTACTGGTCGTACATCTGCGACTGAACGCATGACAGGAAGTGAGCGGAGTGCAGCTCTTACATATGTGTCATATGCATTGACTACGAGGTTGCCTACACCAGAGATTTGAGTGGTTGCCATTTACGGCACCGCCTTTCTGGGTTAGTACCCAGCCTTACCAAGATCTGTAAATAATTGCTTTAATGCTTCAGGCCCCTTTACAGCGGCCTCATCCATCTGGGCTTGAATCATCTGTTCACGATCAGCACTAATGCCGCCATCTACAGTTGCTTGAGCCTTTTTGTAATTATCTACGAAACCTTCTGGTATCGCTGAGTTTGATTGGTTTGGTTGTGACACACCGAATACATCTCCGTATTCAGTAAGCCATGACGACAACGATTCCTCCGTGAGGTCGATGTCCTGTGGAATGAAAGCCGAAATCTTCGGATTCACTCCTCGAGCTGTAAGGACTTCTGAGATAGTTCTCTCTCGTTTTTCTTTACGCAAATTTTGAAGCTCTTCCTGAATTTCCTTCAGTTGCTTCTCTTTTGCCTTATTGGCCTTGCGTAGTTGTCCGAGAACATCGTTCGAATCAAGTTCGAAGTCATCCTCTTCCAGTTCGTAATTGGACATTTGTCCTACTCCCTTTTCATGTTAGTCGCTGGCCACAATGCAATCGGGGAAATGCATTGGCTCCAACTTCCGGGTTTATACTCATCTCAAGTTCCGGCATTTCTAGAGATGGAGTGGGTGTCCGGGTCTCGAACCCGGATGATTGCCAATCACCCTGTTACTTAAACTGTTTTGACTCTTAGTGCCTTAGATCCGATACCACTTGTGCCACCGAATGCTGCTGCACCTGTTGCCTTAATTCGTGCTGCTTGTGCTTGTGCTTGGACATCTCCACCGAACTCGGCAGCGATTGCTTCCTTGGCTCCGAAGTTCTCACCATAGATAGCAGCAAGGTTTCCAGTTGTCTGGAGTTCACGCTGAACCTGTGAATACTTCTGGCGTTGTGATCCATAACCAAGAGATCCTGCACCGTAGGTCTGAGCCATATTTGCTTCTTCTGCTGTTAGGCCTTCGATGAGAGCTGCTGCTGTATTCATATTCTTGCCAGCAATCTGCTCAAGGATTCCCTGACCCTTTGCTGGGTCAATCATGTATGCAGTAAGAGCTTCGTCACCAATACCGTATAGATCCTTAAGTTGCTTACGAACATTGGAATCTGTGCCTGTGGTTACAAAGTCACGGTATGCCTGAATGATGTTTGCAACATCGACATTGGTTAGGTTGTTCTTTAGGAAAGATTGGAAGTCTGTTGTCTGATCGTAAAAGCCTGTTGGCATATTGTATGAAGTCAATACCTTCTGGTATTCATCTTCCATTCCAACGATTGTCTTCTCATCTAGTGCCTTGTATCCAGCAGCTAAACGAGCCTCATTGACCTTACCAAAGCGTTCGTAATAAGA